ACTGGCTTCTGCTCCAGTTCGGCATCGCCAAAGAACTCGGCCTTACCCTCCAACAAGTCCGCACCACGATGACCGCCGAGGAGGCCCTCGGCTGGAGCGCCTACTTCCAGATCCTCAACGAGGACCAACAAAAGGAAATCGACAAAGCCAAACGCCGCCGCTAACCCGACGGCTTTTTACCCCGTAGACTGCATTAACAGAGAGAACGCGACTTGTGGCTGCCAACTACTCAGCAACTATTGAGCTGATCGTTGAAGGTCAGCAAAGACTTGATAAGCTACAAAGTCAAGTAATAGCATTAAATAAACAAATAAAAGAATTAGCCCGTTTAGATATTGGGGGCATATTTGAAGATCCTTTAATGGGCGGTGCGACAGCCAAACTTCGTGCCGCGCGTAATGAGCAAGTAGCAGCCTTAAAGCAAACAGGTCAACAACAAGATTTAATTAATAGAAAACTTGAAAGTCAACTATTAAATCAAATACGTCTTAACAGTGCCGTTGATCTGTACAAAAGACGTCTTAATGAAGTATCCAGAACAGCTGCACCAGAGCAGGCTCAATTTAAGGGCCGACTTCAAGAATTAGAACAAGCCTTTCAATTTTTCAAAGGTAAAAGTAGTGTTCAAGGCGTCCAAGCAGTAGCAACAGAACTGGGACGCATTGTTGAATACTCTAGAGAAGTCACACGCCTGGAACTCAGCAGAGTTAAAAGTAGCCAACAAATAAAAGATTATGTGGCACAAATAGAAAAACTAAAACTTGCTGGTCTAAATACTGTAAAAGCAGAAGCAACGTTAGAAAAATTTGCTGTTAATGCCGGAACTAATAAGTATAAACTTGCTGAAAAATACAAAGTAGTGCTCGATAGCCGACTTAAGAGCCTTACAGAGGAATTACGTCTACAGAAGCAGCTTGAAACAATTGAAACTCAGCGTAATAGCCAAGCAGCAAAAACACGCAATCAACGCATACAAAATGTAGCTCTTGGCGCAGGTTTCCCGCTATTGTTTGGCGGCGGCCCCGGTTCTGTTTTAGGCGGCGCAGCCGGCGGTCTTGTACCGGGCCCCGGTGCATTTGCCGCGCAAATTGGTCTTAGTGCCATCGGCCAACAAGCCGATTTGTTTGTGGCTGCCGTAGCAAAAACCGGCGTGGCACTTACATCAACCGGAAAAACGCTGGAGTTTATGCGTGAAAAAGCACTGTTTTCAACCACTGCGGTTGAAGATCAGGCTATTGCACTCGGAGAGCAGGGCCGTGTATCAGAACTAGCCAATTTACTTACACAAGATCTAGCCAGAAGCATTGGCGGTGAAGGCGTAAAGGCGCTACAAGAATTAGGGGATGAGACTAATCAACTAACAAAAGAGTGGAATACACTTACAGCGCAACTATTTGCTCTTGTTGCAGGTCCGCTTAAAGCCTTTATTGCAGCATTAAATACTGTACTCGGGGGCATCACAGCTGAAAATCGGCTAGCTACGTTGCGTCGAGAGGCCACACCCGCTCAACAAGCCCGCTTGGCTGAAATAACCAGAAAACAACGCGGCGGAACATTCAGAAATACACCAAACAGCGGGCGAACGTTTATTGCTGGCCCCGAAGATGCCCAAGCAATTCTCGATGCTGCCGCCGCAGAAGGCATTGTCCCTAGCGCACCAGCGGGCCGTGTTACATCCGAAGATAGAAGAACATTTACTCCGCCAAAACCAAAAGCGGACAAAGCAGCACAAGATGCCGCTCGTGAAGCAGCAAGAGTCGCTGAAATAGTACGTTCACGCCAGTTATCAACGGTAGAGCTGCAGAGGCAGGCAGTATTTAGTGAAAACATAGCTAAAGCGGAGATGGCTAAAGATCCCATCCTTGTTCGTCAACTGCAAGGCCAACAAGAACTAATGCGGCTTAGTATTAGCGTCGCCGATGCGCTGGAAAAAGAAAAGAACAGCACAGCGCAACTGGCCATTGCACGTGAATTCCAAGCGAAAAAAGCACTGGCAGTACTCGAAATTGAACTTGATATAGCAAAAATAAAACAACAACAAACGGAGCAATACGATACTATCATTGCTGACCTTGACCTAGAGCTAAAGCTAAAAACAGCTACTACCGAGCAAGAACGCGAGCGGTTGCGGCTTGAGGCTGAGCGCGCCAAGCTGCAAGGCCGAGGATTTACGCCTGAGCAGATTGGCGCTATTACAGGACTGCAAGCTCAAGTAGCAGCACCACTCACTGATGCGCAAAAAATTGAGCAGCACATCGGCAAACTAAACGATGAAGTTGCCGACCTCACCAACATCGGCAACATCGCCATCACCGTTGCCGATGGCATTGGGGATGCGTTTAGTAATTCCTTCAAGGGAATTATCGACGGCAGTATGACTGCCCGCGAAGCACTGGCCGGCTTCTTCCAGAGTGTTGCGGATCAGTTCCTAGACATGGCGGCTCAGATCATCGCCAAGTGGATCCAGATGACGATCCTCAACACCATCCTGCAACTGTTTCCTGGTGGTGGCGGTGGTGGCACCGTCACTGGCGATTTTATGAACACGCAGGCACTACAGGGCCTCACTCCTGCCGCCAATGGCGCAACCTTCGCTAACGGCATTGCCAAGTTCGCCAATGGTGGCATCGTCAGCTCGCCCACGCTGTTCAAGTTTGCCGATGGTGGCGCCACCCGCACCGGCCTTATGGGCGAAGCTGGCCCCGAGGCGATCATGCCGCTCAAGCGCGGCAGCGATGGCAGCCTTGGGGTACAAGCCAATGGCCTACGCGAAGCTATGAATCAAGACCGCGCAGCCGGCGGCGGCACCCCCGTGCTCAACATGAGCTTCCAGTCCACTAATATCGGTGGCGTCGAATACGTCAGCCGCGATCAACTGGAAGCGGCAATGGAACAAACCCGCCGCGATGCCTCCCGCGATGGCGCCCAACGTGGCATGACCATGACCCTCGACCGTATCCAGAACAGCAGCTCCACACGCCGTAGGATTGGGGTGTAATGGCTGACTTTCCTGCGCTAAAGCCAACTGCCCGTAGCTTTCAGCTCGGCCAGTATCCGATCAAAACGTATCGGGCGATGTCTGGCGCGGTAGTACGCCGCAGCTTTGGCAACAAGCCGTTTGGCTACACATTGGAGCTGGAGTTTGCCAATGTTCCAGAAGCCACCGTAAATAGCATCTGCGATCATTACAACGGTCAAGGTGGCGGCACCTTGGGCTTCATAGTGCCAACAGAAGTGTTTGCTGGTTACAGCAGTACATTGCAAGGCAAGGTACGCACTGCTGCCGGTATCGAGTGGCTTTACGCCGAGCCGCCGAGTGTCAAAAGTGAGCTGCGTGATCGCAGCAGCGTCACCGTCAGGCTGGTGGGTGAAATCCAATGACCGAAATTCGCTTGGCGCAATACTTTGATCTGACTGATGCACGCGGCATCCGCCATCGCTATCAAAACTTCTTTGTGCAACAATCTCGTATTTTGGCAGGCGCACGCTTTGAGTTTGCGCCATTCCGCGCTGAAGGCAGTATTGCCAACCTTAATGGTGACAACGGCCTCATCCGTGTCCTGTTCCCCAACTTGGAGTTCGCCATCAAGCTAGTCGAAAACGGTGACGGCAACCGCCTTAGCGAGTTGACGTTGACGACACAGTGGCTTAACGCAGCCGATGCAGTGGTGCGAAGCTATGAAGAACGATACGTCGGCATTGGCTCCAGCTATTCCGAGACTACAATCGAGTTACGGTATCGCACCGCCATGGATTCCGTTGGTGCGACATTTCCAGCGCGTACCCTCACCCGCAGCCTCGTTGGCCCCCTGCCGCTCAATGCACAGCTTGTCCTTCAATGATTTGATCGGTCTGCCGTATTCATGGGGCGCTGCCCCGTGGAGCGGCAAGACCGACTGCTTCCAGCTTGCCTGCGAAGTCCACAAACGCTTGGGCTTTGCGGATTACACCGAGCGGTTTGAGTGGGTGTACGAGCTATACGACGAGCAAACGTTTCCGCGCGGCCTGCTGGTGCGGTGGATGCTGCAAAATGGCACACGCTTGGAGGTAGCGACGCCTGGCGCGGTGGTCTTGCTGCCAACAGCAATGGGTTCAGCCTTGGGTACAATTTTAGAAGATGGGGCAATGTTTTTAGCCCCAAATAATACGGTTGTCAAAGCACCGCTGCCTGGCGGCGTGGGGCATTATTTCTGGATGCACCAATGACCCGCAAGCTGCTGCCTTACGAATATGACTTGATCGGGGCGCTAGGCGTTACGAAGGATGAGTATCTGGACTTCGTAGCACAGCAGCACGTTCACGAAGACATCAAGGATGGCACGTTGCTGGACATCCGTAATGAACCGGTGGAGATCATCTTGGCGGTGATCGGGATTCTGCTGCAGGTTGCATCAGTCTTATTGATGCCAAAACCGCCAGAGCTGGAAGGCTCAACGCAAACCCGTGATCAACGCTTAGCGCCACGCACTGGCTTTAATGGCACACAAGAGTTAGCGGTCTACGGTGAACCCGTGCCACTGGTTTACACCAGCATGACGCAAAACCCTAACGGTGGCGTTCGCGTTTCTACGTTACTACTGTGGTCAGCGATTCTTAGTTTTGGCAACAATCAATTTATGCGGTTAATGGTGACAATCGGTGCATCCCGCATTGGCTCCATTGACCCTGAACGCACAGCCATCGGTCAATTACCTGCAAAAGATATTTCACTAAGTAACGTCTGGCAATACTTCAACACTGACGGTCCGACCACTTACGGAAATATCGTCAAAGGTAGCACGTCGGATCCTACGCTAGATGGCGCAACAAGCACAGACACCACAGCCAAACTCAACGGTCTACCAGGCAGAAAAGAAGGCTTTAGCCAGTGCTTTTCACCTACAACTGCAAACGCTGTAAGCGTTACCGGCTTCATTCCAGTTAATGCGGATGTACTTACCTTAGATAAAAAAGGCAATCAAGTGCTTACCTTGGTAGGCGTTCAATACACGCCTCGCCCTACTACATTTGACGCTGGCAACCAAATTACTGTAAGCGTACCCAATACAACAGTTTTACCCCTCACTGGTGACACGCCTGCTAATGCACGGCAAGATGCATTACGCGCTGCAGCTTCATTGTTTGACAACGGTGCAATTTTCAAAATCGGATCAGCGTTGTTTCGTGTTGCTAGACCATTGAGCTATGCCAATAATGGCAACGACATTGAAGAAGGCGATTTAACAGTTGTGCTGGAATGCATCCGAGCCGGCAACAGTTCATCACTTATCTACGACACAACGCACTGGTCAAAAATAGGCGGCTCTGGACAAACAGAAATAAACAAAAGGATTAAAGACTTAACTGAAAAAATTGAAGGCAAAGCCCTGAATGATTTCAGTTATCCTCATACCGGGAAAGAACCAATAGAGCCTCGGATTGCCCACTTGCAAAAAATACTTTCGCAAGGTTACTACAGAACAATAAGTACTATTGGGGGTTTCCGTATAAAGAAAATTCAACTGAATGGCGAAGTTCGCGCTACAATTCAAACAACTATTATTAACCTTGAGGCCGAGAAAGCTAGAATACTAGATGAGATAGAAGAGTTAAACAACCAGATTGCCAACATTGCAGTTGCACCGTTTCACACCAGAGGATTAGCTCGTATTGAGCAGGCTGCATACGTCAGTGTCACGCGATGCAATGTACTGGATCTTGTGATTAAGTACGAAGTCTACAGACGTATCAGTGGGCGCAATAATGTCTACGGCAGCAGCCAGAAAGATTATAACCACAGCGCATCTGACAATGGACCTAAGGCACGCACAGCCATGTTCAGAATTGAATACCGCTTTAATAATACTGGCAACTATGCGCGTGTACCCTTTATTTTTTGCACCCGAGGCGTTAACGAGCAAAGCGTCTTTACTTATTTAAAGCTAGTATCCGCCGCTGCTGAACAGTTTATAGAGGTCCGATTAGAGCCAGTAATAGATCCGCCGGCAGAACCCAACGTGAATGGCTACTGCTACCTAAACCCTAGTGGAAGATTGCAAACACTTACAACTGCAGAAACCAATAACTCAAGACTTGAAATTTTCTTTAACGGCTCCAAGCACGGCATATCAAGCTATCCGCCTATCAACAGATCGCCAAAAGATACCAGTGAATTTGACTTGTTTAACTACGACGCATTCACAAACTCCACCTTCGCTTTTGACGGCTCACCTGAAATTAAAATAACCGCCGTGAATGAACAAACCATTGAAAATTGGAATACCTACAGCCCTGCTTTGTACAGGGGCCTTTCAACCTTTGCTTTGCATGTCAACTCAGGACCTGGCACGCAAGACGTGCGAGATGTCAGCACTTGGGTCAAGGAAGGCAAGCTGCTGCGTCCGCTCTCTACCGACGCCAATACATACGGCAATGAAGCCACCGGAGCATCCAACGATGTCGCTATTAGAGCTTTAGCCGCGACTGCACCCACAGTATGCAGCTCTTTTGCGCCAGACATTTTCCTTGATACTATCCTTGACAACGAAAACGGCATCGGCAAATACGCAAGCCTGCATTCTGTAGATGTGATGCAACTAGCGCAGAGCAAGCGATTCTGTCAGCACAATGAGCTGTTCATGGATGGCCTAATCGCTGATGCCCGCGCCTGGCGCGAGTTCTGGGCGCAAGTGGCACCCTTTAGCTTGCTGGAGCTTGGCAAGATTGGCGGCAAGGAAACGCTTGTTCCTGCCGTGCCCTACAACAAGGCCACTGGAGCGATCACCCGTGCGGTTGCGATCAGCGCCTTGTTTAACCAAGGCAACATCCTAGAAGGCAGCTACAAAGAAGAGTTTATTGATTACGGCTCCAGCACTCAGGACGTGATTGCCACTGTCATCTATCGGGATGTGGAGCGCGACGGCATCTTCCCGCGCAATAATAGCGTGGAGGTAAAGCTAACCAGTACAAACGAAAATAATGCAATCCGAGAAACTATTGATACCTCGCAGTTTGTTACTACACGCCGCCAAGCAGTGGTGCTAGGTAAGTTCCTTTGCCAAACGCGTCGTCACACCCGCCGCGCCATCGAGTTCCAAACCTTCCCGACTGATAGTTTCATCATGCCGGGCAGTTTCATCTACGTCGAAACTAGCAACAACCAGTGGGACGGCATCTACACAGGCCGCGTTGAAGCCGGTGGTGTGTTGAATTTGCCGATCGCCAGCCGCGTCCCCAACGGCACTTACAACGTGTTGACCTATGGCAGCACCGACGGTACGCGGTCCTTTTCGGGCATCACCGTCAACAACAACACCGCTACCGCCTTAGCCAGCGTCGAAGGTCAGTTATTTGTCCTCGGCACGGCAGTCCGCAGTAAGCGGGTGTTCCGCATTACTGAAGTCAACATGGAGGAAGAAGGCGAAACCACCGTGCGTGGCGTCGAGCACCCTTGTGACATAAATGGCGATTCGCTGATCGCCCAAGGTCTGGACGTTCAAGTTGCGGGCTTGTTTACGATTGACGGCGTCCTAGTCTAGAATGAGTACAACACTAGCTGCATACAGAGATGGGCTTTTATACAGGGCGTAGCGGCAAGCTCTTTCTGACCTCGATTCTTGCTGCTGCACCTACACCAGCAGACAATCAGTCGGTGCTGAAAATCCGCGACTGGTCCATTGAAACCAGCCTTGAGCTGTTGGAGACCACCACCATCGACACAGCGGTTAAGACCTACACCCCTGGCATGGTGAGC